GCATCGTATTTGATCGCCGTCTGGTCTTTGAAATTTAAAGTAAGAGCATGAGCGCCGGCGTCGTAGACAATCGTAGTGGAATCGCTGAACTTCATCGCGAAAAGGTGCGCGGCGCGGTCGTACTCGACCGAGGTCGCATCTTTGAAGCCGAGATGGAACTTGTCGGCGCTCTGCACCGGTGTGCGATCAGCCTGCGAATAAATCGCGCCCAGTACGACGCCGTCTTCGTCGAAAGCATCCATAAGACAAACGACTTGCTCGCCTATGTCGGGCAGCCAATAGGCCTTATCGTTCTGCGTCTTAGGCATCACTACCGGCAACCAGTAGCTCAGCATGTGATCGAACTCGTTGAAGGTTACTCGCAGCCGTCCAAGCGACGGGTCCTGCGCCTGCACAATTCCTATGCGCAAAGCCGGATTGTCACGCCCGGCACTAACGTGCGATGAACAAAGGCATTCACAAGACACGACAAACCTCCAGTCGGGTCAAATAGCCATGTGCGCGATTGATCTGATGGCGAGCCACTTCTATCAGATAGGTGCCATCAAACTGGCCAAATCCCGAGATCCTAATCGTACTACCGGCAGCCATCGTAATAGAGCCAGGCATCGTTAAATTCGCTTCGACGAAATGCATGTTGTGAATATCGAGAGCTGCCTGAGCTTTGGCTGCGGCCTGCTGACTGTTTTCGGCTCTGGCGATCAGTTTCAGCACATCGTTGATCGGAAAGGGGGTACTCGCTCCGGTGGTCTGGGTGATCAGCGCCTTCTTGTTGGCATTCTGATAGGTGACTTGCGCGCTGCCATAGGTACCGTGTGTGCGGTTGCGAAATTCGAAGCCTTCGACGTTGTTCCTGGTGATGGTCAATAACGCCGGTGTTGCTTCCAGAGCCGCCCGCGAATAGAAGACGAGCATCACACCTCGCACCGTAAAGTCATAGCCATTCTCGATCGCAAGCCGCTTGAGAAAGGCCAGGTCCGTTTCGTGCCTCTGCGTCACGCGCTCGTACGCGATATCGATCACGTCCGGCGCGCTGATCACCGACATTCCGTACTTCGCTGCGATTAGTTCTGCGATCTCAAGAAGACTCTGTCCTTCGTAGCCGGAACTGTTAGCTGTTCGCATCGCGGGAGTTATAAACGCAGCCAGACCTCGAATGGTGAAGCTGTCTGACGGGCCGCTCAGTTCCAATTGATCGATCTGAAAATCGCCGCACGGCATCAATCCCTCATTCTGATAGCCGATCGCGAGGTTGAGATCATCTCCCACATTCGGGTACCAGGACGTCTGCCACAAATGGCTCCGGTCCTCGACGACGATCTCTATCTCGCCCGACAGCTCCGACAGATAGTCCGTATAGCCGATGCTCGCAACCGAGGACATAAGGTCTGCGGTAACGTCGACGCCGCCATAGGTTAGAACCCATTGGGGCGAGCGCACCGGATATGAAATCGCCGCCGCCATACTAGGTATTGCTCTTCCATGGCGGCAAACTGATGGTACTGACGTTCGATTTGTCTAACACAGGAATCATGATCGTCAGTCCCGCTTCGAACACCGGTTCGATAGGTATGTTGGGATTGGCCATCACCAAGCAACCGTACAGCGTAGGATCGCCATAGTAATTCCAGGCCAGCAAGTCCCATCGCTCGCCGGCGGAGGTAACGTGAGTAAGTGACTGGCTGCTCACGCCGCGCTCCTTACGATGACTGATGGCGGAACGTCATCGGGAAGCAAGAGCGCACTCGAGGGACCCGAGGCCGGCGGAAGTGCCGCAAGAGCTGAGACGCCGCTGGAAATGCCGGTAGGCGAGCTGGCGCTGCCGGCCGCGGTGATTGACGCAATCGCAAGCGGCAAGAAGTTCGGAACTGGAGGCGCCGTAGGATCGAAACTCACCGGCGACTCTCGCAGGCTAAGCCGCACGATGACAGCGTAGATATCGCCCGAACCGCTGAGCTGCCGCGACTGCGTAGCTATCTCTGTGACAACGAAGTAACCGCGGAAGTCTCCGTTGCCGAATATCAGCGGAAGCGCCGCATGCGTTGAAGCAGCCTGCGTCAAGGTGAACAGGCTGACTGCCGGGTCCGTGAATGACTGATGCAATAGCATCTCCAATTGAATTTTCATTAGGTCATCGGCCAGCCACTGTAGCTGCGGCCGTGCCTGTACGACGCGATGTTCGGCATAGTCATAGCCGCGCGAGTCGCTCAGCGTCTGCGGCGAACCGACCACCTGGAAGGGAACATCACCTAACACTGCAAACATTAGAACTCAGTCCTTTTACGGCGCCGAAGTTCGGCGCACCATTGCGCGAACAGGGTCTCGCGATGACGGCCGAGCACCTCGAGCACGCGCTGCTCGATCTGTTCCGGCTCGTTGGAATTGATAGTTATCGTAGGCGACGAATTGACCGTTACTGAGACCGCTCTTGTCGAATCTATCTGTGGTCGTTCTAATGAAAAGCCACCGCTTGGGGGTGTTATAAGCAACGGGACAGCCAGCATTGTCGCAGCCACCTTTATGAGAGAACTAATCATTGCGCGGGTCGCGCTACCGGATTGTGACCTAACTAAAGCACTGGAGGCGCTCGGCGCGATACGAAATAGGCCCGCAACGACGGAACCCCATCCTGATGATGCGAAATCATAAGTGCGCCGGAATCCAACTCCGGCGATCGGCTTGTATCGACCTATATTAGGCGTTTCATTAAATCCGGTTTCAGACTCGCCGTCGAGAACCGAGGCGGATTTGCGCATCAACGTCATCGCCTCGTTACTCAGAGCTGAACGGAGTCTCCGCATGGCCCGCTCCATTGAGGTCCAATTAGGCCAAAGCAGATAAATGGTTCCGGCAAGCAAAGCTGAGAGGGCCGCCAGCGCTCCAATTAGAGGAGCCCACCCGGGTGCTGCCATCCCCGCCAATGCTGCCAATACCCCTTCGATCGCTGACTCGATAATCTCCGTCCCAATAAGCGCTCGTCCGACAGAAGCAACCGCTCTACCTGCAGCGAAGCCTTTCCGCGTGGCGAGGGGCGACGTGATCGCCCACTGCCACTTTATGGCGTCGGCCCACAGTTTCACTGCTCCTATTGCTACCGCGCCAACAAAACACGCGCGTGCGGCTTGGCTGGATCGTGCCGAGTCATCGGTGGCTCTCTTACCAGGCGGTGCGCAGCTGCATTGACACTGCATGATCAACGCTTGACCCTTAGCTATTGCTTGTGCTGCATTGGTCGAAGGATGGTTGAGGCTGAGAGTTACGGCCTGCGCCGCACCGGACAAGCTGCTCAGTCTTGTCGTCACTTCGTTCACACTGGCGATGACAGACGAAATCGATGCCGCGAAGACGGATACGCTTAGGATCTGCTGTGGAGCAAAGTGTTGACTCATTGGTAGCTCAAATCGATGACGGTTAAGCTAAATGGACGATGTGGATAGCTTGGTTCGGCTGCTGGGTTCGCCCTGCTCTGCTGACCCGTTTGCTGGAATGCTTGGGACGGGTTTCAAAGCGGTTGCACTTGTCGCGGTGGTCGTCATTGTAGCGAGAATCCTTTGGGAGGGATTGCGTGGCCTCAAGAGACACCTCACAAACACTGATGCGACAGGCGATGCGAACACAGAGCATCGGCAGCAGACTCCGACCAAGGACAGCTGAACACATGATGAGTTAAGTCTTTTTACCCTCCACCGGCGGGCTCACTGGCTTTCTGGTTATACTCACTGACCGCGGCGAGCCAGTAGCTCAGCTCGCCGAACTCCATCGCCGCCAGCTCGTCTACTCCGAATCCGAAGTGAACGAGGGCTGCGAAGGCGCCGGCGGAGGGCCCTGAAAATTTGCTCCCGCCACCTCGGACTGGAGAGCAAGGACGTCATTGAGATCCATCGCGAGGAGATCCTCATAGACGATCTTCTCGCCATCGATCTCGACCAGTTCCGCGATAAGAGCGAACACTACCGCAGTAGGATCGCTCGACACGCCTACCACGCGCTGCGCACGCATCAGGTCGCGCCCGAAGCCTTTCCTGATCGCAGCAGTCTTGCCTGAGGGGAGGATCAGCAGACTTCGATCGCGTGGATCGGCTTCGGACGTCTCCCGAAGCTTTACGCCATTGATAGTCAGATCATCAGGTTTCATCGGATACCTCGCCATTCATCTCCCGCTGCGATGCGGGTTCTTTTGGTGTCAACCGCCTAAGTTGCTCCGGAAGTTCGAAAGCTGATCGACGCCGCCTACGACGTAGAGGTTCGCAAACACGTCGTAAAGGTAGATCTGGGTTCCGCTCACATACAGCTCGCAGTGATAGACGCTAATTGTGGAATTCGTCTCCACCATCGTCTGATGCTTCAGGTTGGCCGTGCCGGCATCCTTGAACACCCCCGTCATCAGGTAGACGACTGGCAGCTCGGCCGAGCGTCCCTGACTGGTGTATTGCTCGAGGCTTCCACGCACCTGGAACGAATGCGTCTGGAAAGGACTCGCAGCCATCGTAAGAGTCTCAGCGTCGAACGATGCCCACTTAATCTTCGCCTCGAGCTTGTCGACTCCGCTCCAGAGTTCCGCGGTGCCGACCATCCCCAGGCCTTTGTAGTCGATCATCTTATGACGCGGCTGCGGGATCTCGACTTCTTCAGCGCGTCCGAGCAAGCCGACGCCGTCGATGTAAATATTGGCGTTGGCGAGCGAGTTGATCTGGATATTCATTCTGGTACCTCGATAGGTCCTCTTAGGACCTTGCTATGCGGTGGCTTGTGCCGATGAGGTCAAAGCGCTGGTTTGACCGAGTTGCTGAAGCAGACTCACATCGATAAAGGTCTGGAAGGTCAGGCGCTCGGCGGGAGGCGGCGGCATCACGTCGATGTCGAACACCAACTGGCCGGCGGAAATCTGTGACGGAGGATTCTCCGCAGGATTATAGCTGGCAGTCCCGGCCACGAGTGCACCGCGCTGGATGAGAGTCCTAAGGAACGCATTGACCGACGCCACAATTGCGGTGATAAGCGCGTTGGAGATTGGTTGGTCGATGAACTGCAGCATGGCGAGCTCGACCGACTCTTCGATCACATCCATGGTGCGCCGCACGCTGATAAAATTGTCCGGCTCAGTATTGGTAGGGAAAGCCGATGAACGGTTTCCCCAGACGCGCAAGCCGGTACCGAACGCGTTGAATACGGTAAGAATCCCGCTCGAGTTCAGATTGTTCACATCGGAGTTGGCATCGACCGCCGACGAGTAGAGTTGCACGTCCGGTCCCAGGATGCCTTGGACCTCGACGTTCGACGGTGACCACCAATAACCGTTGGCGAGGTCTTGCGCGGCGATCGTGCCGGCTACCCATGATGAGTACGGCCCAACCGTTACCGCGTTGAACTGGGCGGTAATCGGTGCGCCAGTGGAGCTAAGTGTTACGCCAGTCGGAACGATGCCGGTGTCATAGAAGGTCTCTTGCGGATAGCATAAGACCGCGCGCTTACTGGAGGTGTTGAAGGCGTTGCCGGTTGCTCCTCGATTGCTGATGGCGGTAGCTACGATCGTTGACGGCGGCGAATCGATCAGCGCAACCGCGCGGATCGCGTTTGCGAGAGTTATTTCCGCTGTCGCTACGTCCGCGTTCTGGGAATATCCGGGCGCGATAAGTATCTTCGCAAAGAAACCCATCGTGCCATAGGTGGTCTGCAAGGCCTGGATGCCGGTGTAGACTCCGCTGGTAAGCGCACCTATGATGTCAGAGTCTTGCACCTTGGTAGGATCGGCGTAGTTGAACGACACCAGCACCGTAGCTCCCGGCGCGATGTGGCCGCCACTTGAAGTAGGAATGAGGGTCACCACTCCATTGACCACATCGAGCGTGTAATCAGTGTTCGCCACGTAGGTGGTTCCGACCGGATCGGTCGTGACAACTACGTTCGATACTCCCATGTGCCCGAGGTTGATGGCGCCTTGAGCATTGAAGGTCGAAGCCATCGCGGCCACCGAGGTGTAGTGTCGCGTAGGATCGAAGACGTTGACGACGATCGCCTGACCCGCCCCCTGCTCCTGAATCGCTGCGAGCGCATATGGGATGGTATAGCCGCGCACGAGCGGACCGAACTTCGCCGCATCGAGGGCTGATGACACCAGTGTCGGCGCATTAACTGCCGGCGCGGTCGAGGGAGCCTGGACCGCCCAGGTAGGCGCAGTCCCGACCAATCCGATGACTGCGGTCTTGACCACCGTTACCGGCACCGGTCCGCTATCGACTTCGATTACTTCGATTCCGTGTAAGAAGCTTGCTGGCATTGTTTCACCGTTCTTTGTTTTTAAGTCCCGTTAAGCTAGTGGCGCGGTTTCTCCTGCGGTTGCCGCTGCTTGGTCGGCGTAGCTCCATGCGATGCTTACCGTCGCGCCTCCGGCGATTCCTCCGGAGGAGACGCGGGTTACGCTTCCATTCACTGCGTCGAGCGTGAAGTCCGTGCCTGCAATGAATGCCGCGCCGCTAAGTGTGCTGACAGTTAGAGCTACGATGTTTCCATTCGGAAGCTGGATTTGATCCTGCGAGTTGAAGGTGAACTCCGTAGCTCCAACAGTCGTAGTGCTCTCGCCTTCAGCTTCCAGAGCGATACCTTTGATGAAGAGAGGGAAGTCTTCCGAGGTCGAGGGCTGGACGGCCATGGTCGAGAGCGCGACAGTCAGCAGGTAAATCCACACACCGCCCTGAGTGTCGCGCTCCACGAACTTCTCGCGCACCATATAGGTCTTGCGTGCACCCGGCACTCGATATCCGGTCAGCGCGGCGCGGATCGCTTCCAGGATGGCGTATGCTCCGGGGGAAGTCGCTCCGGGAGGTCCACCTACCGCCCATCCCAAATCGCGGACCAGTACGTTGATGTCGAACTCCAGCTTGCGTTCCTGAATGATCGACCCGGTATCCAGCACCGGTCCGTAGTCCGAGCCGCGATATACGACCAGCGCCGCGCCGATTCTATGCGTCAGGCGATAGTTCCTGGGATTGTCCGGAAAGTGCACGATCTCGATCGAGGTCACCATCGATTGCAGACGCGCCACGATCGCCGCTTCGATAGTCGCGACATCGATAGGTGTAGGCGGCGAGAACTGCTGCCCTACCCATGGCGTGTCCAGAACGACTCCCATCCTAGAACCCTTTCATCCGCTTGCGGCTGAAGACGCGTTTAGGTTCGGTTGCCTGCTCGACGCTCTGGCCTATCGCCGTCTCATTGCCATCGGCGCCAGGACCTAGAGTCAGCGCGCCATTCGCGACCTGCGTAAGCATCGCGATCGCGTCGTCATAGCGCCGGCGCGCATCCGCCAGGTCATGAATCGGCCGCAAGGATTGGAGACGATAGATCGCTATGTCGCATACGAGCCGGTTCAGCACTTCCGGGACGTCGGTCAGTGGCAGCGCAAACCGGCCACTCAGATATCC